GCCATCCGACATTGGGCCAAAACTTGCGTAATGTCGGATGGCCAGCTTTTAAGGCGCGTTATACCAGAAGGCCGTGGCGCGCCAGATCACTGATGTGGTGGCGGGCATGACGATGGTGACAGCCGTGTTGGCGGTTGATGCGCGCAGCGGCTGGTTTGGCTCGCTTTGGAAATCCACCTTGTCGCCTGCGGCGGCGGCATTGGGATTGAATGACCACGCCAGCGAGCCGGGAAGATTGGTGCTGGTGACCACGATTGGCGTCACGCCGCCGGTGATGGCCGCCGCCGTGTGGCGCTCAATGAGCAGGCTGGTGATGTGCTGATAAAGCCCCGCGCCGGGCGCCGGCAGGGTAAGCGTGGCCGCCGCCGCCGCCGCCGCTGTGACTGTGAGAGCCTGATCCGCTGGCTTGGAGAATGCCTCGACGATGATGTCATTGATGTCCGCGATCACCGTTACGGATGCGGAACCGGACGTGAAGGCCGACATGCGGGCGCGCACCTGCTGGTAGGGTCCTGACGGACCCACCCAGCGGCCCTGCGCCGCGGATGCCAGGGTCAGCACATAGATGGCTGCCGCGTTCAAAGGCTTGATGGGGATCGCGTCCCAGTTGGTGCCGTCAATCGAGCCTTCAAGCGTGATCGTGCCCACATAGGTGCCGGAGATCGCCAGGCCGATATTGCCAGCCCCTTCGGCGTTCACGATCACGGTGCCATTCAGCGCATTCAGCGTGCCGGTGTTGAGGATGCTTTCCCGCGTGGGGAAGGCGGCGTTGAGATTGCCGTGCAGTCGTGTCATGGGGCGGGCTCCTTATGCTTTTCCGCAGATCTTCTCAAGCGAGCGGCCGCCGATGTAGCCGCCCACGCAAATGGTTGTGAGCCAGAACAGGTTCTGCAGCCCGGCTTCGCCGAACCGCACGAAGGGGACCAGGTTCCAGGCCAGCGCGAAGGGGTAGCCCACGATCACGAACCAGTAGCTGAAAAACGCCGTCAGCGCCACGATGGGCCGCCAGTGGCGTTGCAGCCAGCCGCCCGTCAGTTCCGTGGTGATGATGCGCGCCTGCGCCTCGGCGATCTGCGCTTCCTGCGCGATGAGCGCCTTGTTGATTTCGGCTTCGAGCGTGGCCTGGGTCAGCTGCGCGGCGTCACGGGCCTTCAGCCAGTCGAACAGCGGGCCAGCCAGCAGCTTGGCGATCACGGCGATCAGCGATGTCATGGCGCTTGCGTTCCGTTGGCGCGAGCCCCGTTCTGATCGATCAGCCGTCCGGCGATGCCGCCCACGGCAATGGCCACCAGCAACCAGGGCTGCCAGTCTTGCGGCACCCAGGCGCGCACATCAGGCGGCAGTGTGGGCCACACGACGGGCGCCAGCGCCAGCACGGCCAGCGCCTGCATGGAGAACCAGCGCCACGCGCCCCGCCAGCCATCGACAAGCTTCATGCCTTCCTCCTGAAAATGACCGCAATGGCCAGAATGATCCTTGCCAGCAGTGAAGGCGCTGGCGGCTCCTGCGGCGGCGGCGGCTCCACATCGGGCGGCGGCGGCACGAAAACAGGCGGCGCAACCTGCACCGGCGGGGTCGGAACCGGCGGCGGCGTTGGGTCAGCAGCAGCGCCGGGCCAGAGATAGCTGTTGGGGTAGAGCGAACGCTTCCGCCCATCCGCCTCGATAATCTGGATATTGCGGGTTGCGTAAATGCCACGCTCGAACATGGCGGTTTCACGGGCGCGGCGGGCCACCAGGCCCTTGCTGATCTTGCCGCCTGCCTTGTTGTAGCTTCTCCAGGTGGCCAGCGCACCGGCCCGGTCGCCACGGTTCAGCTTGTCATCGATTGAACCGGATGAAATCGCGCCGGTGTTATAGTGGAAAAGCACCAGCGCATCGAACTCATGCTGAAGCAGCGTCACCTTCACGGCGCGGCGAACCGCCTGCTCATAAGGCACGATGTCAACCAGAAACATGTCCAGCGCCTGGGCCAGCGTGATGGTGTCGCCTTCCTTCACCGCTGGCGGCCCGGCGGCGGCGGTGTGGCCCGCGCCGATGGTCAGCACATTGCCGGAGCAGCGATAGGCCTTCAGGGCAATGCCCTCCTCGGCCAGCAGCTGGTTTGCGCCCGCGCGTGAAAGCTTCATCTGAGCCCCTTCAATCCAAGAAACTGCCAAGCCTGTGTCGCCAGAAACATGACCAGTGATCCGATGGCGATCAGCGCGATCTTCACGCCGCCAGCCGTGGTCAGCGTTTTCTCGATATTCTTCACCGATGCGTCGATCTGCTTCACATCCTCGGTGATGTCCGTCACCGCCTTCATCATGTGCCGCGCTTCCACTTCCAGCACCGCCACCCGCTCATCCGTCGTGCGGCTGCGGTTGCCGGGGGCATCCGGAGATCGCAACCAGAAATCGACATGCGAATGATGCGGCTGGTCACGGTTCATGGCAGGTCCAACAGATAGATGGCGAGCACTATAAACAAGTGCGGCACGGGCCTGAGCAGGTGGCGGCTGTGTGGCATTTTTTCAAACATTCCGTTCCTCACTGCTCCTTTATGCTGCGCCTTGGGCTTCGATGAACCAGCCGGCTCCATCGTATTGGAAGGTCCATGATGATCCTGGCCCAACTGCAGCTAGAATGGAGCCTGAGCCAAACGCATAAACATTTATTGTGTTCGAGCCGCTTCCAGATGCGCTGCGGACTAGGGTTCTGCGCATTCCAAAACTGGGATTTTGATCCAGTGTGAAGTTGCGGGTGCCGGTCGGCGCTACACCAACTCGAATAACAGTGCAAATTGCGTCGGTGCATTGGAAGTCCGCATCTGCCGTCCAGTAGCTAATCCCTTCCACAGTCTGAGCGGCAAGCACATTGTGGCGCTGCATTCCCGTGAGAATGCGCGTGTTGCCTTGAACCACGTCATCCCGGCTTATAATACGGCCAAGGTGACCAGCGCCGCCTAGGAAGACATACGGCGGCGAGGCGTTGAAAGCATTGTTGATGCTAAGAATATCACGGCCGTTACCAGATGTGCCGTGGCGCAGAGTTGCGAATGGCCCGAAGAATGCACATCCTTGAACGAGCAGCGTTGAAGCGGCAGAGAAAGACACTTCCAGACCCAGGCCATTAAGGAAGTTGTCGCCAATGATCCGAGGTGGCAGGCCGTCGCAATTAACCAGCAATCCTGACGTCTGCTGCGCATAGCCTTCCCAGATGTTATTGGAAAGCGTGGCGACATTTCCATTTTGTAGATAGACGCTCCAATTTTCTGAAACGCCGGGAGCAACTGCGTAGTTCCATGCGTGGTTGCCGATGATTTTCCAGCCTGCGGCTTGGCCAAATGAAGCGTTGCGGTTGTTATCATATAATTCATTATTTTCGAACCAACAGTCTGTGTTGTAGTTGGCGCCAATCGCACCAGCGACAGCAAAGCCTATCCCCTTGTTATTGCGGAATTTGTTGCCTGTATAGCGGTTTAGAGCACGGGAGCCGGAAATCGTCGTTCCATTTAGCGTTGTGGCCGGCTCTAGAAAACCGTCGCCATTGCCGCGCTCAAAAATACAGTCGGTAAAAACACTTGCATATCCTACATTAACAAATACGTTGTCACACAAAAAGCCGCCATCAAAGCGAATGTTCTGCACCCAAACAGGGGATGAGCCATAGGGAATGTTTTCTGCCCACCGCTGAGAAGCCATCATGTAGGCCGTGTTGCCGCCTGAAATGCGCTCGATAACAGTTCCGGGAACACCGATCAGGCGTGTGGTAAACTTCCAAAACGGCATATCCGACGAGTAAATGTCAGATGCCGGAATGGTGAGATTTTTTACAAGATAATGTCCATCAAGAATAACAGGCAGATTTAAGACTGCGGCGGCATTTATTGCAGTTTGAAGAGCAACGGTGTCGTCCGTTGTGCCATCTCCAATCGCGCCATATGTTTTGGGGCTGATGCTATTTGAATTGCCCGCAGATATTGAAATCGTGTTGTTTACATCGTCATAGGTGACAAATGCGTTGACACCGGCCCGCATCATTGCCCCAACGATGTCCTGAATGTTTTCCCGCAACTCCGGGATGTTTGCCGTCTGGTAAACAACCTGGTCGATGTCGCGGCGCAGTTCCTGATCGCGTATCGCGGTAAGGTCAAGGTCCCGGTCAATCTGCGCGGATGAAAACCGCCCCGCCGAGGTTACCCCGGTCACCCGGTCCAGCCCGGCCAGCCCGTCAATGTCGATGATGTCTCCGGCCAGGGAGCCCGCCACCAGCGTCACCGTGCCGCCGGCGGCATTGCCCACGCCGGAAACCGTGTAGTCCGTGCTTTGTGAAAGCGTCACCGTCACGCCCGCGCGGGTGCGCCGCACGCGGATGTCGTTAGCGCGCAGGAGCGGGAATGTGTAGGGGAAAGCCGTCTGACCGGCCGTCGCGGTTGCGCTGGCCATGCGGCGGGTGGAAGCTGAAATCGGCAGGGTCACGCTCATGGCCGCAAGGTAAACCGGCGAGATGCCCGTCAAGGCGCGGGCGCCACAGCCTCTCCGGGCACGGCGGCCCGCTGCTTCCGCTTGATGGCCTGCCCATTGGCCTCGAAGCCCGCCCCCTTGGCCTGGGCGGCCAGGTCAGCCACCATGGCGGCGGAGCCGTCTCGCGCCAGCCGCTGCTCGAATTCCGGCCACAGCCGTTCCACCGTGTCCAGCGGCAGCACGCGGGCCGTGGCCAGCCGGTCCGCCAGCGCGCGGCCCACATCCGGCTGCGCCGCCGCCAGCTCGCGGAAGAAGCCCGCCGTCTCGATCAGCTCGCGGTCCTGCCAGCCCGGCACCTGCATCATCACCAGGGCATTGCGTGCCTCGGCGAACTGCAGCTGGCTCAGAATGTCGTCCGCCGCGCCACGGTCGATGCGGCCCAGCGTCACCGGGCCGGTGGCGGTGTCGATCTCCGGGCTGGCCAGATCGCGCCGCAGCTTGCTGATGGCCGCCACGGCGTCCCGCGCGCGCTGAAAGGGGTGAATGCGCCGGGCCGCCATGTCCACCGTCCCGGCGGCAATCCAGTTGCGGGTGGTGGCATCCTGCCCCGCCAGAAACTCGGCCGCCGCCGCCGCATCACCGGAATTTGCCAGGGCGTCATAGGTGCGGCGCGCCGTGGCCAGGCTGCCGTTCCGTTCGCCCACCATGTCCCAGAAGGCGCGGGATGAGGTGGCCCCGCGTGAGGCATCCTTGATGAAACCCATGGTGATCACCGTGTCATCCCACCCCGGCATGGGCTTGTCGGATGCGGCATAATCATAAAGGCTCAGCGCCGCGCGCCCCATGGAGGTGAAGCCGTTCAGGATCAGCTGATCCACCCACACCGGCGGCTTGTTGATGGCCTCGCCGATGGCGGTTGCCAGCGCGCTGGTGCGCTCGGTTGCCTGCGCGAAGGGCTCCAGCCCGGCAATGTCCTCCGGCACGATGTCATTGCCGGTGAACATGTCTTTTCCGGTCCGCATTTCGATGAGCGTCTTCATCAGCGGGTTGCCTTGCAGCATGTCCGGCGGCATGGCGGTGGTGCGCAGCGCCTCCACCCATTGGGCGGCGGCGCGCGGGTCTTGCAGCATAAAGGCATCCCAGATGGCCTCCGCCGAGTTGAAGAACACGGCCAGGTCATAGGGCTTTGGTATGGTGATGTAGCTGTCACCGTAGCGGAAAACGAAATTCCGCGCCCGCTGGGCATGGGCCTCGCGGTAATATTCATCATCGGCCATCATGGCGTGAATGGGCAGCCAGGCCAGCACCGCGCCGCCGATCATCGCCCAGCTTTTCATGGCCATGGCGCGGGCGCGGGCATCCTCGGCCGTCAGCGGCTCACGCAGCAGCGGCACCACTGTTTGCCGCGCGAACTTGTCAACACCCACCAGCGAGGCGCGGAAGAACGGAATGAGCCGCCCAAGCGTCACCATGCGGGATCCGTGGCGCGAGAAATCCGCATGGTCGCGCGCCCGGTAGGCGGCCTCGAAGATGGCGGCATTGTCATCCAGCCCACGGCCTTTGGCCTCGTCGAAGAAGGTGCGGAAAAGCCCGAAGCGCATGGCGCTTTCGCTGAATTCGGTGGCCTGCAGGAAGCCATCCACCGTGGTGAATTGCCCGGCCCGCCAGCCCATCACGCGCAGCGCATTCATGTCACGGCCCCAGCGGAGCTCTCCCGCCGTCTGGGTATAGACGCCGCCCATCACGCCGCCCGCCGCCGCATATTGCCGGGCCGCCTCGCGCTGCAAGGCCTCGTCGGCGGCGCCGCGGAAGGTATTGGCCACGCGCTCGAACGGCTTTCCGTAGAACAGGATGGATTGCACCATGTCCCGGATGGCGTTCTTGACCATGAACACCGGATCAGTCACCACGCCAAGCCGCCCGATGGCGGCGGTCTTCACGAAGGTTTCCAGGAACATGTCCTTGACGGGCGGCGTCATGCCGCTCAGCACCGTCATCATCTGCCGCCCGAAATCGCCATCCGCCAGCCGCAGCGCCTTCAGTTCGCCGCCATCGCGGAAGAACACAATCGGCTCGCCCTGTTCATTGATCATGGCGGGCCGGAAGATCGCCGCCTTCTCATCGCCAAGCAGGCCTTCCAGCAGGTCACGCAGCGCCACGATGTCCGCCTTGGCCATGCCTTCCTGCTTGGCCGCCGCCTCCACCGCCTCGATGGCGTCCACCATGGTGGCCTTCATGCGGTGCGATGGAATGCGCTCGGCAATGGCGCCACCGCCTGGCCCGGCCTGCAGCGCCAGGCGGTCGAGGAATTTGATGGCGTCATTCCGGGCAATGGCCTCGGCGGTGTGGTAGGCGTCCTGCACCAGCGTTTCGAACGGGTTGATCACGTCCCGCCGCGATCCCCGGAAACGTTTCACGATCCCGGATTTGAGAGACCCTTTGCCGCCGCCGCCCGGCGCGGCATCGCCCGCCGCGTCGAAGGCGCGCACGCCCGGCACATAATCGCGAATTTTCAGGCCTTCTTCCCATTGCTCATGGGTGATCAGCCCGGCATCGCGCTTCTTGGTCCACAGCAGCCGGTTCCATTCATAAACCATGTCCGCCGCGGCCTTGAAGCCGGGGAAGGCCTTTTCAGCCTCCGCCACATTCATGGCATGGTCGCCGCGCGTCAGCTTGTCCGGCGGGTTGGGAATAAGCCCCTGGTCGAACCGGTCCCATTCGCCCAGCGCGCGCCGGCTCCACAGATAGGCGCCGAAGCGCCGGAAGGCGGCATCATCCCAGCCAGACAGCACATTGGGCTTGCCCAGCGCCGTCACCAGCGCATCGCGCAGATTGGGGCCTTGCGGTGTGAATGCGCGGTAGGGCGAAACCCCTTCCAGCACGTCACGGTGCCCCGCGCCATGCGCCATGCGCGCGGTGCGGATCAGCTTCATCGGGTTGTCGAAATCACGCAGCTCCAGCAGCTTGCCGCCGGTGTTGCGCTTGTAGATCCGCGCCAGCTCGCGCACGGCCCGTGTCATCGGGTGAATGGTGTCGAAGCGGGTTTCGTAAATGCCATGCAGCCGCTGCGCAATGGTGCCCGCCAGCCCATGCATGGCCATGTCGGCGCGGGCCTTGGCGAACCACCCCGGTTCCTTGCCCGTCACCACGGTCGCGGCAACCACATCGGCGGAAGGCTGCTCGTTCCAGGCGCGCCAGGCGGCGGCGGCCTCCTCGATTGCTTTCAGCGCATCCGGCGCATCGGCGGCCAGATAGGCGCGAAAGGCCTTGTCGAAGGCCGGGGCCTCGCGCGCCGCATAAAGCGGGTTGGTCGCGAACATCCGCATATATTCAGCGAAGCCTTCCTCCACCAGCATCCTGGGGTCCGCGCCCTGATAGGCCATGGGCGTCAGCTCGCTGGCATGCTGGGCCATCAACTGCTTCAGGGGCTTGCCCATGGCCGCTTCCACATGGTGGCCCAGCTCATGCGCGAACACGTCATAATCATCGGCCTTTTTCAGCCGGATCACGCCTGATCTGGTGCCATATTGCCCGGCCGCCGTCTTGCCGCCCACCTTGGCGCTAAGGCGCCCCTGCCGCACCGCCACCACATTCAGCGCCTCGCCCAGGCGCTCGGCAATGTCCTGCAACCGGGTGAAGCCGGGGTTGGCCGCCATGCCGCCAATGCCCATGGGCTGGCGGGTTATTGAGCCGGTATGAAGCCCGGCGGCGGCGGAAAGAAAATCTGGCTGCTTCGAGCCATCGCCGAAAAGCCCGTCTTCCATGGTCAGCTTCTGGGCCGCCTGGGGCCTCAGGGGTTCGGCGGTGCGCCGCCGGGCCAGTTCGGCATCGCTGATGCGCTCCGCCCCCGTCAGGACGGTTTGCGGCTTTCCATCGGCCCCGGGTTCGGCGGTGTCACGGGCGGCAGGGGCGGCAGGCTCTCCGCCGCCGCTCCCTCCGCCAGCATCAGCCCGGACCTGATCAGGGCGGAAATCCGTTCGGGAGAGTTCGTCGAGAAATGCTGTGCGAGCCTGTCCCAGGGATTGCCGGTCATTCTTCACCTCGATTGCCAGTTGCTTCAGTCTATCGCGCAGCGGCCCGGCGCGGAAGGCCTCTTTTTCCACCATCAGCGCGGCCAGTTCGGCGCGCCGCGCCGCATCCTGGCTTTCCTGCCGCGCCACCATGGACCCAGCACTTTCGATGCGGTCAGCTTCGCGGAACACGCGCGCGAACAGCTTGGCGTCTGATCGCAGCGCCCGGATGGCGCCGGCCACGATCTTCACTTCCTCGATGGCCGTGCTTTCAGCACCGGTGCCGAACATGTCGCCCTGCGCGCCATTTTCAGCCTTCACCAGTTCCGCCTCGGCCACGCGCCGCACCAGCACCGCGGCTTCGTCCTCATTGGCGGGGTCGGCCTTGGCCAGCGCATCCATGGCGGCCTTCTGCCGCGCCGGATCGGCGGGAATGAACCGCCCCACATATTTGGCATGCGCAGCGTCAACAACCTCGTTCACCACCATGCCGAAGGCGTCATCGCTCAGCAACGCAAGGTCAGCCGCCGTGCGCACCGCATCTTTTGAAAGCGGCATGTCCGCCAGCGCCTGGCGTCCGGCCAGGCGGATGATCTTTGCCCCGTCGATGGGGCTGGCGCTGCCTTCCGCGATGTTCTTCAGCGCGGCAATGGTCATCACGTTTTCAGGCGTGAAGCCATCCGCCTCACGGAACAGGACGCCCGGAATTTGAATGTCGTTCTCAAGCCCCTGGTCCAGCAGCCGGCGGGCCAGCCCCGTGCGCTGGTGGCCATCCACCACGAAATTCCGCCCCGCCGCATCCTGCCACACGATCAGCTGGTTGCCCCGCTCGGGGATCCACCGTTTCACATTCCGCAGCGTGTCGGTCACGCCCTTGGCGTCACCGCCTGATTTGAACTGGAAGCGATTGGCGTCAACCTCCAGCTGGCGGGCATCGAACATGAAGGTGCCAGCCGCCTGGCCGGGCCTTGCCGCCACGGCGGCGGCATCGGCGGCATTGCCGATCACGGGCTGCGCGGGCGGCGGCGTCACGGTGGAAGGCCCAAGGTTCCGGCGGCTGCGCGCCGTGGCGTCCAGCGTCTCGCCAATGGTTGGCGGGGCCATGGTCACCGGCATGGGAGGCGGCGCGAATTCCGCCGTGGCCGTGCCGCCCATGGTCAGCGGCGCGGCAACCGGCGCGGGCTTGGGCGCGGGCTCCGGCGCAATTGGCGCGGGCTCTGGTGCGGCGGCGGGCGCGCGCGCGCCAAAGCCAGCATTGAACGTGCCGCCCGCCACCGCGCCCAGCGCGGTGCTGGCCGCCAGCTGGCCGGGGCTGAAACTGTCACGCTGGCCCTGCCCGATCTCGATCCCCTGCACAGCGGTATCGACGGCGGCATTCACGGTTCCGGCATCGATGGCCCCGGCGAAGAACCTTGCCGCCACTTGCGGCATCTTAATCCCGGTCCAGCCAACTGCCTTGGCGCCCCAGGTCAGCGGAATGTAGTTCTCAAAGCTTGAGGCTGCCCCGGCCAGCTGGCCGCCCAGCGCCGCCAGTCCTTCCAGCGGCGTTTCCCATTGCGGCATGGCCTCGAAGCGGGCCGCTGTCTGGCGCTTTTCCTCTCGCTGGTCATAGGCGCCTTGCACCGCGCCGCTTACGGTTCCGGAATAAAAGCCTTGGTCGTAATTGTTCTGGAAGCGCTCGATGAAGCCCGGCCGCGGCCCAGGCGTCACAACTTCGCCTTCCGGCACATAGCCGTCGAAGCGGTCGAAGGGGTTGGCGGTCTCGCTCATGGGCCTTGCCTCCCCTCGATAGACCCATCGGGCCGGATGGTTTCGACCCAGCCATCCTCATAGGTAATCTCGCGGCTGCCGTCGCTCAGGCGGCGCTCGCGGAAATCGCGCTGCGCGGCTGTCAGGTAATTCTGCGCCAGGCCCTGGCCATATTTCCGGTCGAACTCGGCTGCCAGTTGCGGGTTGGCGCGCAGGAATTCCACCGCCCCCGCATTGGGCAAGCTGGGCTTTGCCTTCTTTGCCGGTCCCGGCGTTTTGCTGGCCGGGCGGCGGCTGGTCTGCGGCTGCGGCGTGCGCTGACCAATGCCGAAGCCAGGTTGCGCCGGGGCGGCGGGCATCGGCGAAGGCGCGCCATTCATGGCCGCATCGGGCCGCTCCCAGCTCAGCGTACGGTCAATCTCCTGCAAGTTCGGCCGCGTCAGCGGCTGGCCCAGGGCTGTTCTCTTGGCGGCCTGCGTCAGCAGGATAGACATGTCCTTGGTCATGCCGTTCACGCGCAGCACCTGCGCCATGGCTTCATCGCCCATGGATCCATATTGGCTGTCCAGGTCCAGCACCATGCGCTGCGCCAGCGTCGATTGCGCGGCAGGGTCATCCTCGTAAAGCTGCAACCGGCGGGCGAAGTCCCGCGCCTCGGCATTGGTCAGCGGCTGCCGCGCAAGTTCTGGAATGCCAAGTGCCGCCTGGTGATCAAGCCGCGCTTGGGCCAGCGCCTGCTTGTCCTCGCCGAATTGCTTGGCCAGGCCGAAAGCCTCATCCACCGCCGCCGCCGGGTCATCGGCGCGCCGCCGCAACACTTTTTCCGCCTGGCGGCTGGCGGTGTCGAACAGTTTCTGATCTTCCGCGAAGCCTTCCGCGCCGGGCTTGGGCGCGATGGCGGCCAGCCTTGCGCCAATCGCGTCTTCATTCAGCATGGCCAGGCCATCGGTGCCGGAAAACAGCTTCAAGGCCCGCGCGCGGTCCGCCGCCCAGCTGGCGGCGCCGTCCGGACCCAGCACCCGCGCCACATCCGCCGCTGACAGCGGCACGCCGCCCAGCGCCAGCGGTTTTCCAGTGGCCGCAATCGAGGCCACGTCATCCTTCACCAGGCCCTTGAAGCGCTCCTTGTCCACCCGGGCGGCGGCGTCGGCGGCTTCGCGTTGCTGCCGCGCGGCCATTGCATAGCGCCCCGTCATGGTGCGCCAGTCGGCCAGCGTCATGCTTTGCAGCAGTTCATCGCGCATGGCGGGGCTGGCCATCTTTTCCGCGAAGGCCGTCTTTTCGGCGGGCGTCTTCAGCGCATCGAACACGCCATCAAACCGCGCCTGTGTCAGGCGGGATCGCACATCCTGCCGCTTGCTGGCCGCCTCGGCCGTGCTGATGGCGCCCGCCGCCAGCGCCTCATCGATCATCAGCATGGCGCGCTGATGCAGCCCCTCCAGCTGCGGCCCGGCATCGGCGTTGATGCCAAGCCCATAGGCCTGCTTCTCGAGCAGGCTTCCCTGGCTCACCAGCGCCTCGGTGGCGGCCACCTTCATTTCGGCATTGGCGCTGCTTTCCCGCTCCGCTATCAGCTTGCGGCGGATCGGCAGGGCATTGGCCTCAAAACTGGCATCAGCGGTCGCCTGAATGGCGGGGTCCATGGCAAAAGCCTGGACATAGGATTTCTTGAGTTTCGCGGCTTCCTTCTCGAAGCCGTCCGGGTCTCCCGCGAATTGCTCGGCCAGCGCATCCAGGCCGGATTGCATGGCGGTGTTGGCGCGGTAAGCGCCGGTTTTCAGAAGCGCCTGGTCATAGGCCGCGCCTTGCGGCGTGCCGTCCTGGCGGAGTTGCAAAGGCTTCACATCGGGGATTTCCACAGCAATCGCCGCGCTCTTGCCGCCGCCCGCCAGTTCCTTCGCGAATGAAAGCCGGTTGGAAAATCCATGCCCGCCACGCGGGTTATCGGCGCTCCAGCCCTGTGGCCGCTCATAGCCGATGAAGGCCGCCACCGCATCCTCGAGGGTCGATGCCTGCCGCAACGCATTGGCGGCGGCGGCTTCGGTGGTGGTCAGCTCATGCTGCACGAAGGCGAGCTGCGTCGTCCAGTCATGCCAGTCCGTGCCGCGCTTGGCCGCGAAATCCACCAGCCTTGCCTTGCGCTCCGAGTGCCACTGCGCCAGGCCCACGGAGGTTCCGGGGTCATTCGGGTTCTTGGCCGTGGTGTTCAGGCCGCTTTCCTGAATGAGGTTGCCCACGATGGCCGCCGCCTGCACCGGCGTCCAGCCCTGGCCTTCGAAAAAGGCCTTGGCCGCCGAGGCCTGGCCGCGCGTGCCTTTGGGCATCTCCGGCGCGGCGGTTACCTTGGGCATGCTCACACCGGCGGCGGCATCCGCCGCGCCCTGGGCGCCCGCGCTGTCAACTGCCTTCGCCAGCGCGGCGTCTTCTCCGGCCTTGGCAAGCCTCGCCAGCGATTGGCCCACGGCGGCAATGGCGCGACCTGCCGCGATGGCCATCTCGCCATTGGGTGATGGCAGGTCGGCAAAATCGCCCGCCACATTCGCGCGCAGGTCGAAGGTTTCGATAGGCTGTGAGCGGCGCGCGCCGCGCCGGGCAATGCCGATGGGGTTCATCAGGTCAATTTCAGAAGCCATCAGCCAGCAAGCCCCCCAAGTCCCTGTGCGGCCGCCGCGAAGGCGTTCATGAAGCCTGTCTTCTTGGCGTCCTTGGCCATCTGGCGATACACGGCGCGCTGCGCCAGCAATGTCTGGCGGCGGCTTTCGGTCATGGCGCGGTCGATGGAGATTTCCGACGTGGCGCGGCTTTCCGCCGTGTCGCGGGCTTCCTTGGCCACGCCGCCCGAAAGGTCGATGCCCGCCGCGGCATAGTTCACATCGCTTTCACCCACGATGCGCCCCAGCTCCCGCTTCATGCGGGTGGTGCGCTGCATGCCCTGGATGCGTTCGTTCTCGGCCTCCATCTTGCTTTGCCACGCCTGGTTCTTGTAGGCCGCCGCCTGGGCATTGGCCGCGCCCATGGAGGCCAGCACGCCGCCCACCGTGGCCAGGCCTGAGAGAAGGCCAGAGGCCGAAAACAGGCTGCTGCCCGCTGAGGCCACCGCGCCGGTGGCGGCGGCTGCCGCGCCGCCCGCCGCGCCACCGGCCCCGGCCAGCCCTCCAAGCATGGGAAGAATGAAAGTCATAGCTTCGCCTCTATTGAAACTGATTTGACGGTCAGCCGTCCTGGCCGGGTTTGCGTGATGGTGATCTGCGGCAGGTCGCTCCAGCCCTGAAGGCCGCTGATCTTCACCGTGCCGCTCACGCCCTGGGTCAGTTCCGGCTGGTCAGCCAGCACTGTGCCGTAGCGGGTCAGGTCCACATCACGCGCCGGGCCGCCATTGGCCGCTATCGCCAGGGAGGTGGTGTCCTCGATCTCCACATGCAGCGTGTGAATGCGCCCTTTCCGCTTCACCACAATGCCCTCGCCACGGGTTCTGGGCAGCGGCAGCGTGGTTGCCACGGGCGGCGTCCAGGTGCCCACTGTGATGCTGCTGGCGGCAATCGGCAGGGTGATCTGCCCGCCGCTCACCGCGAAGGGGCCGAACACATGGCCATCGGCCAGCGCCCACACTGTGAAGCCGTTCAGATGCGAAAGCCCGCTGACCGTGGCCGAGGCCGGCGCATTGGTCACCGTCACCGCCGCGTCCAGCAGAAGGCCAGCCTCGAAGCGTTCCAGCCGCCGTGAGCCGCCACGTTCCGTCACCACGGCCAGCTCGTTCCGGCCATTGGCGTTCACGGCCTTGAAGGCGCAACCGCTGTTGACGCGGGCGAAACCGGTGATCTCCTGCTCGCGCAGTACATAGGCGATGTTCAGCGCGCCAGAGCCATTCAGCACCGCAATCTGGTTGCAGGCCTGCTGATCGGCCTTTTTCCGCGCCGTCAGGTCAATCACCCCATCGACAAGGTGATAGGCCAGCAAGGACATATCGAGCGACACATAATTGCCATCCGTGTCGGTGTAGCGCATCTCGCCGATGAAATCGCCGGAGGAGTGGCCATAGACGGCCGCGCCTTCATTCTGGATCACCGGCACGCCAGCCGCGATGCCGTGGTCGGAAGCCGGAATGTGCTTGGGCGGTTCGGTTTTCTTCAGCCCATCCTGCGATCCGGCGATCCAGTAATTGGTGTTGGAGGTCATGATCAGCAGGAAGGTGTTGTTCACAATCCTGCGCACCGTCTCGCCGCCGGGCACGTCCATGATGGCCACGAAGCTGCCATTCGCGTCCTTGATCTTGGACGTGAAATTATAATACTCACCCGCAAGCGAGGCCATCCAGCTGCCGGGCAGGCTCTTGAGGCCGCCCATCAGCAGCCGTTGCTGATAGAACGTCCCGCAGCGCGGCCAGCCGCGCGATGCTGAGATGATATCTTCTCCGGGCGTCACGCCCGCCGTGGTCTTGTATGTCACCACGGCGGCATCGGCCTTGTTCACGCAGCGGCCTGACAAAGCCCAGTCATCGCCTACATTGCCCGTGCCGGAGAAAGTCACGCGCACATCAACGCCACTTCCGGCCGCAACGGTGAAGCCGCTTTTCAACAGCCCGGTCTGTTCCAGGGCCGTGAAGATGCGCGACGCATTTGTCGTGTTGTTGCCGGCGTATTTGATTTGCAGCGTCTCAATTCCGTTCAGGGTCAGCGTATAGACGCCCAGCGTCACGTCGTTGTTGCCACCTGCGCCAACTTCAAGCCCCTGAAAATCAATATCCCACACCGCCGCCACGCCATTGGTGTAGGTCGCGCCATAGTCATAGGCCGGAATATTCGTCAGCGGCGCCGCCCCGGCACTGAAGCTGTTGCCTGAAGGGTTGAACAGCGCGCGCTGCGGGGCCACATCCTCGTGGAATGTCAAAAGCGTGTCCAGCGCCTGCGCATGGTCCATCACGCGGGCCTGCGCCTCGCTATAGGGGTGCGAATAGCTGGTGATCATGGCGCTTTGGCCCCAGGCTTCCGCCGTCGATGCGCCATAGATGATGTCGAACACCGTGCCGTTATTGGCCTGAAAATCCACAATCCGCGCGGCGGTGGAAAGCGTGGTGCCAATGTGGCGCAAGCCAGCGCGCACGGCGAAGCCGCCTTGCGGCAGGGCTTCCACATTCTGGGCATAGGCCAGCCCGGTGTTGAAGTATTTCAGTTCAGATCGTTCATGGAGGCGCGGCCCCAGTTCGAGGCTGTTGAACACCGCTTGCTGGCGCGCCGCCTGCCCGCTCATGATGCGTTCCAGGCCACGAGCAGCGGGTTGGAGCCTTCCGGCAGCCGCCGTGCCGGGGTGTTGCGGCCATCGGCTGCCAGCGCCGCGCGCATCAGCCCGCCGCGATAGGTCTCGGAAGGCGTGCCGAATGCCTTCTGGTGCAGGTCCTGCGCCATGCCGCTGTTGCCGGTCAGCAGCTCGCAGAAGCCAGCCGCCACGGCATGGATCACGGCCGTGCGAAACACCGGGTGCCAGCGCCCCGGCAGGGTGCGCGCCGTGTATTGCGCCCAGAGCGGGTTCCAGTCCGAATGAACACGGTCTTCCTCGTCATACTCGAAGGCCTGAATGGCCGATCCGGGAACCGTGGCATCGGCCAGCAGCCGGTCCGGCAGGCCGATCCTGTCGGCGGGCAGCTGATGCACATAGCCATAGCCCAGAAGCGAGGTGACGCTGGCCAACAGCGCGCATTGCCCGGTGCGGCGCGAGAAAGACCATGGCGCCAGGCCCAGGCACAGTTCCACAATCGGGTCATAAAGCATTTGCGCGGCCTGGCCGCCCGGCATTTCATCGCCCATGCTCTGCAACGGGTCGATGGAAAGCAGCGCGCAGGCGGCGTTCACAATGTCGATGTCGGCGGTAATGGGCATGTGTCCTCCGGCCTATGAAAAACCGGAGCGGCCGAGGCCGGGCCGCTCCGGCCGTCCGCGCCGCCCGGCCATGAGTACGGGCGGCGCGATCTCGTTACGTCCAGCCGGCGCCTGTCACGGCGGCGATGGTCACGGTGGTCGCGGTCACCGCTGTCACCACATACATGCGCGCCAGCGGCGTGCCGCCGATGGCCGTGGTGGCCAGAATGATGTCGCCCACCCGCATGTGCTGCGCCTGGGCGTTGAAATAGTTGGCCGCAATGATGGTGGCGTGCGCATCGGCGGTCACGTAGCCCCAGAAATTCGTGGGCTGCAGCGTTCCGCTGGTGCCCAGCTGATAGAGGCGGTTCAGTCCTTTGACGTCGAATGGCATAGAAGTGTTCTCCGGTTTGAATTGAGGGCAGGCGCCGGGCCGCCGTCATGGCGGCCCGGTCACGAGGCGTTAGTTGAGCGCGATGGCAGAGACGTCGGTCTTGATGCGCAGCCGCGCCAGGCCTTCGGGCAGCAGGCACACCGCGGCGCCTTCGGCTTCCTGCCGGAGTGACCATTCGCCATAGCCGTTGTCCCAGGCGAAGGTGCTGCGCAGGTTTTCGCCTACATTGTCGCACCAGCCCACGGCGGGCTTGTGCCACAGGAACAGGTCCGCGCGGTTAGCCGCCGGCACCGGGAAGTAATCATCCGGCAGCAGCACCCAATTCACGAAGTTCCAGGTTTTGGCCTGCGTCCGCTGGCGGAATGGCAGGTCGGGTCCCACATAATCGGAGCTCGAAAACTGCTTGAAGCCGCTCAGCAGCTGCCAGGCCAGGGCATTCAGCGCGCCGTAGATTTGCCCGTCAGCCGGGATCTTCGCGTTGCCCATGAAGCGGGCAATCAGCAGCATCACCTGATCGAGGCCAAGCGCGGCCGCGCCGGTGTCGAGCCAGCTGTTTCCCGCTGTCGGCGCATTGGCGTTCAGCAGGTCCATCAGTTCCTGGTCCACCGCGCGGCCCAGCGCCATGGCGCCCGCCTGTTGCAGGCTTTCCTTCTCGTTCACCGTCTGGCGCACCATGTCGAACTGGCCGACGTAATCGAAGGTTTCCCAGGTCTGAAGCGTGGCGCTCCGCATTGACTTGGCGATGTTGCCTTCGCTGGCGCGAATGTGGCGCTGCTTCTTGCGGGCCACGGTGGAACCATGGATCGGCCAATAGGCCGTCGAGCCTTCAATCTTGTTCTCGGGCATGAACATGCCCTTCAGAAGAAAGCCCTTGTTCTGGTAGATGTGGGTGACGCGGCTGTTGTACTGCTGCACATAATGTGCATCGGCCTGAATAGTCATTTGGATTGTCTCCGTTGATGAGGGTTCTGTTCATCACCGGGTTGGATAGACTTGCCGCGAAGCCGGGCCTGGTAAGGTAAACCGGCGGCGGCGGAGGTCCGCCCCCGTGCCTGGGCGTGGAAACTAATCGGGCCGGATGCCCGTCAAGGCATCCGGCCCGGCTGTTCCGGCACGCTGGGGGCAATCAGCGGCGGTTCAGCTGCTCCAGCGGCAGCGCGCGCCAGCCATCCTCATAGCGCTGGCGGAAGGCCTTATCGAATCTCGAGGAGGCCGGATCAAAGCGCGGGTCATTCTGCATCGCCTCGAGCTCGGCGCGTGTCAGCGCGCCAGGAGTTTTGCCACCCAGCCGGAAACCGTCACCGCCGCCCGCCCCTTGCAGCTTGCGCAGCAGCCCGAAGCCCGAGGCATTGAGCAACAGGCTTTCGAGCTCGATCTGCTCGTCTTCCGTCAGCTTCAATTGCTGGCCGGTGTTGGCGGCCCAGGCCTGCAGTTCGGTCTGCGCCTGTTCGATGGCCGGGGCGGCTTCGGCCCCGGTCTTTCCCAGCATCTTGGCCATGGCGTCCAGCTCGGCCTGCGGCGAATAGGGCTTTGGCAGCTTGCCGTCCTTGGCGAGCGGGCCAAACACCTCGTTCAGAATGGCGTTTGCCGTCTTCACCGGCAGCCCGAACTTGTGCGCCACCGCGCGGAAATTGGCCAGGGCCGGGTCATCGGCATTGCCGAACCACGGCTTGATCTCATCCGCGAATTCGAACTTGTAGTCATCCGCCGATTTGCCAACCGGCCCTTGAGCCGATTGCTTTTCCTGAAAACCGCGAAAGCCCTTATAGACTTCCGCCAGCGTGGCTTCGGCGCTGTCTTTCAGCATGTGCTCAGGAATGCCCAGCGTCTTCCACACGGGCAAGTCGCCACCCGTGTTACCCGTGCCGCCTGCGCCACCCGCACCTTCTCCCGTGCCACCCGCGCTGCCTGGCGGCGGTATTTGCTGTCCGCCACCTGGCGGCGGGGCTTGTTCATCTGCCATGGTTCATTGCCTCTTGATTTGCGGGCGGCGGCCTATTCCGCCACCCCTTCCCGGGCCAGCTTCACCAGCTGCACCACGAGTTCCTTGCGCGCGTTCTCCGCCACCAGCTGTTGCAGCGCGATATCGGATGGCAGGCCCATGCCCGCCACATCCGCATGGCTGCGGAACGTCATGTCCAGCAGCGCCTGAAACAGCACCTTGCCGTCATCACTCGCCAGCACCCGCGCCACGGCGGCGGCCACCGGCTTGCGCTGCGCATCCTTCAGTTGCCGCGCCATGTTCAGCGCCTTCACCCGGTCATCGGTGAGCGAGAACAGGTCTCTGAGCGTGGCGTCACCGCCAAGCCCCGCCATCAGGTCGCTGATTGAAACGTCAATGCTGGTGCCGCCATTTGAAGCGTCAGTGCTCATGATGCCATGCCTCCCGCGGCTTCTGCCGCCGCCACCGCCTGTTCCGGCGCCGCCATGGCCGCGCTGGCCACCATCTGGGCGGTTTGCGCCTGGGCCTGCGCCTCGGCAATCTTCTCGCGTTCGCTTGTCGTCACCAGCACATCCTCCGGCACCATCAGCGCCTCGGCCACATGCGCCAGCGCCTTGTCGCGATGCACCATCTGGTCCACCATCTGCGGATTGTCGCCATAAACCGCTGTCACGATCTGGAAATACTGCATGATGCTCTCGCTGCGCATCTGCTGGCGCGCCATGGCCATGGGCGAGCGCACTTCCACCCGCAATATGAAATCATCGATGTTGATCTCGCGGCCCAGCAGCCCAAGGTCATAGGCGATTTCCACACAGCGCTTCACCAGCGGCACCACGCCCTCATGCACCAGCCGCCCGAAAGCGCCAACGTCATCAAAGGCGATCTGCTTCACCCGCTCGATGATCTCTGTGGGGCTCCGCACCGCGCCGGTGTCGGGCGGCAGCGCCTTGTCGTTCATGGCGCTTTTCACTTGCATCTGAAGCTTGTCGATGGGGATGCCGGCAAGGTCGATGCGCGGGTCCGGAAAGCGCATCACGCTTGGCCCCAGCACCCCGCCATTGCGCGCCACCTTCCAGAACACGCCCGGCTGCAAGGGGCTATTATCGGGGTTAAACACGCCATCATCGATTGCCGTGTAAATGCCCAGCATGGCAATGGCCGCCGCCTGAAGCATGATCTTCTGCGCCACGTTCAGCGTGCGGATCGCCGGCATGGCCAGCATCAGCACGCCCCGGCCATAGACTTCGCCTGGCACGCGGAAATAGCGCGGCGTCACCCATGGGCAGGTGCGGCTCGTGGTGGTTTCGATGATCATGTCCTGATTACCGTCACACCAGGCATGACGCACCCAGCGGCTGGTTTTCTTGTCCCACACCGTGTCCTGATAGAGCGTGATCGTGCCTTCGGGCGTCTTGTCTATGCGCTGCCGCAATTCATCGGAAAACTTACCGTTCGGGAACTCCTCGGCGATGGCGCGCAGCGGCCATTTCCGCTCCCAGAACACGCCGGTGATGTCATTGAACGGACCATTCTCAAACATGATCTCGTCCATGGGGGCCACCACGAAACGGCAGGGCTTGGCCTGAGTGCCTTTCAGCACCAGAAGCGCGGTGTTGCCCGCGCACAGGTCAATGCCCATTTCGGCCTTGGCCTGCTCCCATTCGCCCGAGAGAAAGAACGTGTCCACCACCTTGGTGACGGGCGCCACCTGCTTGCGGATTTCTTCCTTCACCGTGTCGTCTGGCAGCCACTTGCCTGGTTCGATGGCGAAGAAGCCGGGCGGGAAGATGTCGCGCGCGAATTTCCCGGCGAAGCGCAGCGAGGCTTCCATGGCCGTGGCGTCATAGACGCGGTTCACGCGCTTCTCGCCTTCGCCGGTTTCGCTGGTTCCTTTCCGGTAAGGAATGCCGAACTCGAAGGCCTCGTCGAGCAGCGGCTTGAAGGCCAGCTTCGCGCCCAGCGCCGCCGCGCGGCGGGCCTTGATCGCCTGATAATCCATGCTCAGCCCAGCGTGGCCTGGCCGTCAGCGCCGAGGAAAGTCAGCATGGACCGCCCGCGCTTGCGTCCGCCCGCCGCCTTGGCCTGGTCAGCCTCGGCCTGCTGCCGGGCCATTTCAGCCATGGCGCGGCGCTGCGCCGCTTCCGCCTGCTGCTTCTGCAGCTTGGCCATCTTGTCTGCCTGATTGTTGCCGCCCAAAAGTCCGCTCATAGACGAAAACCTCCATTCCATCTGGGCGCACCGCGATGCGCCGGTAGCCACACGCCGCCGCGATCCTCCGGCCCTCCGGGGTCGAGACAAATGTGATGGCGCGACTGTATTGGGCCGGAATGCCCGTCAAGCGGATTGCCCGGATGATTTTCAGCATGTGCCGGGCCGCCGCCGGTGCAGCCAGGAACCAGGCATCACAGGTCTCATCATCGCGATAGATGTAACCCCCGCACATCAGCGCCGCGCCGTCCGCCGTCCGCGCCGCCCAGCTGGGGCCTAGCCGCAGTTGCACCTTGGCCAGCGCCCATAGCTGCAAGGTGGTGCCGGGCAGGCAGGCCGCCAGGTCCACTTGCGTGGCGGGCTGGTGGATCGCGAGGCGCATCAGATCTTCGTCACGTCGAAATCACGCGCCGTTCCGGCCCGTCCCCAGGGTCCCTTGGGCCGGTCTTTCTGCTGGCTGGCCCAGCCCGCGCCGCCGCTCCAGCCGCCTGCCGCCTGGTTCATCACGCCCCGCATGCCCCGCAGCCCGCCCACCAGATATTGCAGCGCGTCATGCACGTCAGCCGATGGCGTCGATTTGTCGGGCACCACGTCCCAGGGCGTGGCCGAATTGGGGGGCCGCTTCTTGAAGCGATAGTTGGAGGCAAAGCCCCGGATCAGCATCCGGCAGGAAGGGTCGATCATCAGCGCCGGCCGCAAGCCACCGGGCCGCAACTCGTTCTTCACCGCCTGCAAGCGCAGGCCGATCTCGTTCGAGCCGTTGAAGGGGATTTGCACCGGCACGCCCAGGATCATGCCCACAATGTCGCAGAAGCTGAGTTGCCCGCCTTCGCGGTCGCCGCCATATTGCGCCGCCGGGTCAGACCACGCCGCGACACCCGGAACCCCGGCGAAGCTTGAGCCGATTTCCGCCGCCACCAGCTCGGCGAAGCGTGCCGCGCCATAGCCCTGCCCCGGCACGATCTCGCGCAGCACCCGCAGCCCGCCCTCGCCCGTCTGCTGCGCCAGAACCGCCGCCGGCCGCAAGCCCGCCGTCGAGCCGTCCATGCCGATCATCACCGGGCGGGAAAGGTCAGGCCGCAACGGCGCGCGCGCCACATGCAGCTTCTCATCGAAGTAGTCGGCATAAACGGGAAGCCCATCGCGGCTGTAGCCCCACTCGTTCATGACGAAGCGGCGGATGTACCAGTCTTCCTCGGTGGCGCACATGTTCTGGTAATAATTGGACGGCAGCGCCTTGATGTTTTCGGCCATGGGGTTGATCACATAGCGCCGGTCATCCCCCTGGCCGTGGCGCAGCATGGCGGCGGGCTGGGCATAGAAGGTCAGGCCCGGCAGCGGCTTCTCAAGGCAAACCTCTTTCAGCCAGTGGTCATTGTCCGGCGCGTTGAAATCCATGATCAGCTGGGCGAAAGGCTCCTTGCCGTTGAGGCTGGATTTCTTCGGGAAGCGCCCCAGACGCTGCATCACATAGCTCAGCACATCGCGCGGCTGGTCCGATGCCTCGTTGATCCAGGCCGACGAGAATTGCTTGCCGCGCATCACCGCCTCGACACGGTTGCCGTTGAGCCCCACCACCTCGGTGGTCGCCTCGAACTTGCTTCCGTCCGGCAGCGCACCGCGCACCACATGGGTCACGGGCCGGTCATCGCCGCCCGTCCAGGTCGAGCCCGCCAGCGTCTTGGGCAGCCAGTCCTGCCACGAGACGAGTGTTGATTTCGCGGCCGAGCGATAGGTGTCGCGGATCACCACCAGGTAATCCCGCCGCCAGCCCTCGCTGTCAGGCGGCATCAGCGAGGCCATGCGCAGGCGCTTCATGATGCAGGTTGACGTCTTGCCCCCACCTACCGGACCCATGAAGGGAAGGATGCGCGACACGTCGTCATTGAAGAAGGCCCGGCTCACCGGCCCCGGCGGCACCCATGTCGTCACGTCCGGCGCCGCATCCACCTCATGGAGTTGCGCCATCTCCTCCGCCGTCATGCCCTCGAAGCGGTCATCGCCCCCAACCGCCACGCTCATGCCCGGCCCCCCGGACCCCGGAGCCCAAATTTATGGTTCCGGCCTCCAAAGCCCTGAGAGGCCTCCCAAAGCTGAACCCTGTGAGAACGGGCACCCCTATAGGGGGCAGGGGGGGGGCACTTTCCGGGGGCCTCGGGCCAGCCGCGGGGCACGCAGACTGCCGGCGCCGGGCAGGCCGTGGTCGACCACGCGGCGAACCGCTGATTTTCAATCATCCGTTTTTTCTCCAGATTGCTGAGCGGTTTCAAATAGATCGCCCTCCCGTCCGACCGGCTGCTGTCCGACATGCTCGATCACCGGAGCCGCAACCCCTTGATTTTCTTCGATCTGGTCACGGTCGCCCAGAATGTGGAAGATCGGCAGCTCGCCGCCCAGGTCCACCTTCACGGCCATCTTCGCGTGGCAGTAGGGCATGAGCTCGGAGGCAGCCTTCAGCCGGGCCGCCACCGCCGCGCGGCCGGCCTCGCTGCTCATCAGCTTCTTCAGCCGCGCCTCCGGCATGCTGGCATATTCGCCCAGCACATGCGCCGGATCGCGATAGCCCAGCGCCTCGAGCATCGGCAGCATCATCGTCGTCTTGCGGTTCAGCGCCCCAGGTTTTCGCCCCATCACCCCTCCCCTGATATTTTAGCGATTGGTGTATCACGGTGTTGCAGGAAGTGTTGCAAGCCGTTCCTGTTTGTTTTCAATGACTTAAGTATGAATTGATACACTGA